GTGCAAGAGATATTGCGCGGCCAGATTGTGCAGCCCGTTGTCAGATGACAGAAAAAGGGCGAGAATGTAATTAACGGTATCCACCCAGCCGTTTTTAATGGGTGAGTTTGATGGGGTTGAAGATGAATGAAAAGGCAGAAATTGATGACAACGAAGTCGAGGTAGAAGAAGAGGAAATCGTAGTCAACGAACCAGTTGACGAGGTGGAAACTGAAGATACCGAGGAAGTTGTTGTCAGCATTGGTGAGGAAGCGCCACCTCCCGAAGAACAGACTCATGCGCCTGAATGGGTACGCGAGCTGCGCAAGACGAACCGAGAATTGCAACGTCAGAACCGTGAGCTTCAGAACAAGCTGCAAACAACCGCACAGACTGAGACCAAGCCAGTCGTGCTGGGGGTAAAGCCGAAGCTGGAAGATCACGATTACGATGCTGATAAATTCGAGGCAGCATTGGCCGACTGGTTTGAGCGCAAGCGTCAAGCCGATGAGGCCAGCGCCAGGCAAGAAGCTGAAGTTATGAATCAGCAGAAGGCCTGGAAAGCCAAACTGGATGGCTACGGCAAGGCGAAAGCCGAGCTGCGAGTCAAGGATTTTGAGGATGCCGAGGCCGTGGCCCAGGAACTCTTCAACATCACCCAGCAAGGCGTCATGCTGCAAGGTGCAGATAATCCTGCTCTTGTCGTCTACGCACTTGGAAAGAACCCAAAGAAGGCCAAGGAGTTGTCTGACATCAAAGACCCCGTAAAGTTTGCCTTTGCGGTAGCGAAACTGGAGAAAGAATTGAAAGTTACCAATCGCAGAGCAGCACCCGCACCAGAGCGTATCGTCTCGGGAACTGGACGATCTTCAGGCGCGGTGGACTCAACCCTCGAACGGCTGAGAGAAGAAGCAGCCCGTACTGGCAACATGACGAAAGTCATTCAGTATCGGGCGCAGAAACGATCAGCACCCAAGTAATTTTTTTAGGAGTCAATCATGGCTAATAGTTTTTCAAAAGAAGAGCGCGTTGCGTTCGAGGACATCCTCGAAGGCTTTAACGATGCTCTGGTGTTGTCCCGCAACGTGTCCGTCTACAACACTGACGGCTCGATGATGGAGCGCACCAACAACGTGATCTATCGTCCCCAGCCTTACATCGCACAGTCGTACGATGGCATGGATCAGACCGGCAACTTCACTGCCTACACCCAGCTTTCCGTCCCTGCAACGCTCGGCTTTCAGAAGTCCGTGCCGTTCATCCTGGATGCACTTGAGCTGCGTGATGCCCTGCAAGAAGGTCGTCTGGGCGAAGCTGCAAAGCAGAAGCTGGCATCCGACATCAACATCGCTATCATGAACGTGGCCGCAGCCCAAGGCTCGCTGGTCGTGACCGTGAACACCGCTGCTGGTGACTACGACGATGTGGCCCTGTGCGACAGCATCATGAACGAGCAGGGCGTCCAAGCCTTTGATCGTTACATGGCCCTGTCCTCACGCGACTACAACGGCATTGCTGGCAACATTGCTGGTGGCGCTGGCGGTGCATCTGTGTCCCGCAGCTTTGCTGGCAACAAGTCGAACAACGCCTTCGAGCGTTCTTATGTCGGCATGGTTGCAGGCTTTGACACCTACAAGCTGGATTATGCAAACCGCATCGCAGCTCGCACTGGTTCAGACCCGACGATGAGCACCTTGGCTGCTGCCGGTAACTACTACGTTCCGCAAGCAACCCAGACCGCTGCAACCGGCGAGACCCAGAACGTGGACAACCGCTTCCAGACCATCACGGTCTCTAGCACAACTGACCTGCCTGCCGGCACGCCGATCCAGATTCAAGGCGTTGAGGCTGTGCATCACATCACCAAACAGGGTACTGGCTTTTCCAAAACCTTCCGTGTGGTGCAAGTGGTTAACGCCACGACCTGTGTCATCACCCCCCCGATCATCTCGGCACAGGGCGGTACTGATGCAGAACTGCAATACCAAAACGTCATCGTGACTGCTGCCGCTGGCCGCACCATCACTCGCCTGAACGTGGCTGCAGCACCCATCAACTGCTTCTGGCAGAAAGATGCGCTGGAGATTCTGCCTGGCCGTTACGCTGTCCCGTCTGATGCTGGTGTCGCAGTGATGCGTGCAAGCACCGACCAAGGCATCGAGCTGGTCATGCAGAAGCAATACGATGTCAACACCATGAAAACCAAGTATCGTCTCGATACCTTGTTTGGTGTGGTCAATAAGCAGCCAGAAATGTCTGGCATCTTGCTGTTCGGTCAAGCCTAAGGAGTTAAATCATGAGCTATCAAGTAATCTTCACCCAAGGCACGGCTGTTGTCACTGTGCCTGCTGGCGAGAAAATCGCTGTTCAGGCCTTCTCACCAGCAAATGTGTTTCAGGAAGTTGGTTTCCCCAATTTCCCTGATTCGCAGGATTTGCTGCAAGTGGTCGAGAACACCACCTATGTGTCAGGCGCATTCACCAATGCCACTATCGTGACCATCCAAGCCGGTGCATCGGGCGCTTACTACTCGGTGGGCGTTGCACCCGACATCAGCAACAACGGTAACTGGCAGCCTCAGGGTGCGCCTGCCAACATTGCTGATGGTGGTTCGATGGCGGCAACAGCAGCAGAAGTGCTGACTGGCATTGTTACGGCAACACCAACCACAACCCGTAGCATCCAACTGCCAACAGGTGCAAACCTTGACTTGGCAACTGAGTGGGCAATAGGTGATTCGTTTGACTTCAGCGTCATCACTTTGGCTGCATTTGCTTTGACCATCACGGTCAACACAGGTGTGACCATTGTGGGTTCTGCCGCAACTGCGGCAACGTCTGGTGCATCTGCACGATTCCGTGTTCGCAAGACTGCGGCTGATACCTTTATCGTCTACCGCATCGGCGGCTAAACCAAGACAGGCCAGCAGAGATGTTGGCCTGTTTTTTTAACTGGAGAACGATATGCCAATGACCAAAGGTTACTCTCAGAAATCCATCGGCAAGAACATTGCTATGGAAATGAAATCGGGCAAGCCACAAAAGCAAGCTGTTGCAATGGCACTTAGCACGGCAGCCAAGGCAGCAAAAGCCGCAGGCAAGCCAAGCAAAGCTCCGATGAAGAAAATGAAATGATTAAGTCAGCCGCAATCGTCAAGACCAAAACTCTCGCCCCGTGGCGAGAGTTGCGGCTGCAAAAGCGCAAAGCCAAAAAGATTGCGATGCTTGAGCGCAAAGCGATCAAGCAGTATTACCCATCCCGCATTGATGCCCCAATCATTGAGGTGCAAGCTGCACCGCAGGACGATGCGCCCCCAACCCGCACTGAGCTGGAGGCCAAGGCCACAGAACTTGGAATCAGGTTTGATGGTCGCACAAAGGACAAAAAGCTGGGACAATTGATCCAGGACAGACTGTCTACAGGAGAATGACATGGGATGGACCAAGCGCCAATTTATTGAGCAGGCTTTCGATGAGATTGGCCTGGCATCCTATGCCTTCGACCTCGGCCCAGAGCAAATGCAATCTGCTCTGCGCAGGCTGGACACCATGCTGGCCGCCTGGAATGCCTTGGGCATTCGTCTGGCATACCCGCTGCCATCCAGCCCCCAGGACAGTGATCTGGACGAGCAGACCAACGTGCCCGACAGCTCCAACGAGGCCATCTACACCAACCTGGCCATCAAGCTGGCACCGAGTTACGGCAAGCAGGTGATGCCTGACACCAAGGTCACGGCCAAGGAGTCATACAACACGCTCCTGTCCCGTGCTGCCATGCCAATGGAGCAGCAACTGCCCAGCACCATGCCAGCAGGCGCAGGCAACAAGCCCTGGCGCGTTTACGACAATCCCTTCATTCGTCCACCAGCCGATCCCGTCCTGGCCGGTCAAGACGGCCCAATCGAATACTACTGAGGAACAGCAGTCATGCCAACGATCAATCAACTATCGCCCATTTCTCAAGTATCCGGTGGCGATCAGCTCCCGATCTATGTGCCCAACAATGGTGACGCACGCAGGGTCTCAGTCACGCAGCTTCTGCAATATTTTCAGCAGACGTTCGCATCACCAACGCTGGCAGTCAATCTTTATGTGCCTGGCAGTGGGTTCAACATCACTGTTCCTACACCAGTCAGCGAACAGCAGTGGATGCTGCTGCAACCTGCTGGCACACTGGCCAGTGGCACGATCACCCTGCCATTGAACACTGGCGTGCCTGATGGCACCACGGTGCTGATTACGACCACGCAAGAGATCACCTCGTTGACCATTGCGCTTAATGGCGCATCTGCCATTTTTGGTGCAGTCACAAGCCTGGGCGCAGGGTGTGCGACTGTTTATCGCTTTTACCAGCCAACAAATTCTTGGTACAACATCAATGCCGAGACGGTTTTCGCGGCTGGCATTGCTGCATGGTTGACCACTCCAACCAGTGCCAATCTTCGCGCTGCAATGACCGACGAGACCGGCACTGGGGTCTTGGTGTTCAACAACACGCCAACATTGGTCACGCCAAACATCGGCGCAGCCACAGGCACAAGTCTGGCAGTAACTGGTGCAGTCACTTCATCCGGAACGGCTGGCGTGGGCTATGCCACAGGCGCAGGCGGTGCAGTAACCCAAGGAACCAGCCGCACCACCGGCGTGACACTAAATAAAACCTCTGGTGCGATAACCCTGTTCAGCGCAGCAGGCACAACAGTCGCGACGACCTTTACCGTGACCAATAGCACCGTTGCAGAAACCGATGTCATCATCCTGAACCAGAAATCAGGCACAGATCTCTATGACTTGATGGTCACAGCAGTTGGTGCTGGAAGTTTCAACATCACATTCCGCACCACGGGTGGCACGACAACCGAGCAGCCCGTTTTGAACTTTGCGGTCATCAAAGGCGTGGCCGCGTAATGGCAACCAAGCCCAAGTCCTCTGTCAATAAGGCGGCTGTTTACACCAAGCCGACTATGCGCAAGAACCTTTTTGAGAAGATCAAAGGGCAGGCTGTGCAGGGCACTGAAGCTGGGCAATGGTCAGCTCGCAAGGCGCAGTTGCTGGCCAAGCAATACAAGGCCAAAGGTGGAGGTTACAAGTCATGAAGGCCACGCAGAAATCGCTCAAGGACTGGAGTGCACAGAACTGGCGCACCAAGTCTGGAAAGCCGTCCAGCGAGACGGGAGAGCGTTATCTGCCCGAAAAGGCCATCAAGGCTTTGACCCCGGCTGAGTACGCTGCAACAACCCGCGCCAAGCGCGAGGCCACATCCAAGGGAAAACAATTTGCAAAGCAGCCCAAGAAAGTGGCCGCAAAAGTGGCGAGGTACAGATGAAAACACCGGCATGGCAGCGCAAAGAAGGGCAGAATCCAAAGGGCGGCTTGAACGCTGCTGGCCGCGCCAGCTTGAAAGCTGCAGGCCAGAACATCAAGCCGCCTGTTAAGTCTGGCGACAACCCAAGGCGAGCCAGCTTCCTGGCTCGAATGGGCAACATGCCTGGCCCAGAGATGAAAAACGGCGAGCCTACCAGGCTGCTGCTCAGTCTGAAGGCCTGGGGCGCAAGCTCCAAGGAGGATGCACGCTCCAAGGCCAAGGCAATCTCAGCACGCAACAAAGCCAAAAAGTGATGCCATGCAAGTTCCAATCCTAAGCGGCATCTACACTGACAGCACACCAGAGCTGCGCACCGCATACCCTGTGAATATGGTGCCGGTGCCAAAGGCGTCAGGCATCAGCAATGGGTTTCTGCGACCAGGCGATGGCATTGTGGCAAACGGCACAGGGCCGGGCATTGACCGTGGCGGCATCAACTGGCAAGGCAACCTTTATCGAGTAATGGGTACAAAGCTAGTGGAAATCGACAGCGCAGGCACAGTGACGGTGCTAGGCGATGTGGGTGGGCCAACACATCAACTGGTAACATTTGATTACAGTTTTGATTTACTTGCGATTGCATCTGGTGGGCGTTTGTATTACTGGAATGGCACAACTCTGACGCAAGTAACTGATCCTGACTTGGGCGTGGTGCTTGATGTGGTGTGGGTGGATGGTTACTTTATGACCACAGATGGCGAATTCTTGATCGTAACTGAACTCTCAGACCCAACTCAAGTCAATCCTCTGAAGTACGGAAGTTCTGAAGTTGACCCAGACCCAGTGGTTGCGTTATTAAAGTTACGAAACGAAATCTATGCATTGAACCGCAATACGATTGAGGTATTCGATAATGTGGGCGGTGAAATATTCCCATTCGCACGAATTGATGGCGCACAAGTCCAAAAGGGCGCTCTTGGCACGCACGCCTGCTGCATCTACTTGGAACGCATCGCCTTCTTGGGAGGTGGCCGCAATGAAGCCCCAGGCATCTACCTTGGAGCAGCGGCTACTACTCAGAAAATCAGCACCCAAGAAATCGACAATCTGCTCCTTGAGTATACCGAGGCGCAACTGGTCAAGGTTCAACTCGAAGCACGCAACGACAAGAACCATCAGCACCTCTACGTCCATCTGCCAGATCGCACAGTGGTCTATGACGCAGCCGCATCGGAGGCTCTGGAGCAGCCCGTCTGGTTCACTCTTACCACCGCAGTGGTCGGTTTCAGCCAGTACCGCGCACGCAACATGGTTTGGATATACGACAAGTGGCTGGTCGGCGATCCGCAGTCCAGCTCCATCGGCTATCTGGTGCAAGACATTGGCCACCACTGGGGCCAGCAGGTGCGCTGGGAGTTTGGCACGGTCATTGTTTACAACGAAGGCAACGGCGCGATCTTCAATCGCCTTGAGCTGGTCGCACTGACCGGCAGTGTGGCGCTGGGCAAGAATCCGCAGATCAGCACCAGTTACAGCGTCAACGGTCTGTCCTGGAGTCAAGACCGCAGCATTGCTGTTGGCACGATTGGCAACACGTCCAAGCGCCTGGCTTGGTTCCAGCAGGGCCACATGCGCAACTGGCGCATCCAGCGTTTCCAAGGCGACAGTGATGCCCATGTGTCGTTTGCACGCCTTGAGGCACAGATTGAGGCGCTGGCATACTGATGGCAACCGCACCACAATCCCGCAAGTTGAACCTGACCCGCGACCAGCTCGCGGAGTTTCTGACCGACCAGCAGCAGATTAGGCAGTTCGAGCTGCTGTTCTCTGCCGTCGATCAGCTCCAGGTTATTGTCGGGACTGACTTTGAGTATCAGGCAGACACGGCGGCGGCCACAGCAAACGAGGCGCTGGCTCAGATCAGTGCATTGGCACAAGAAACCTCTGTCAGCATTGCGTCAGCCGAGAACAAAGCCAATCAAGCATTGGCGCTGCTAAATAAATTGAACGCAGCCGTTGATGGTTTGCAGATGACCCCACCGCCAAGGGAGTTCAAGCGCAGCCGCTACGGATCGTTCTACGACACCACCACGCAACCGGCAACGGTCATCAATACTGCGACGGCTATTACGTTCAACACGACAGACCTGAGCAACGGTGTTTATCTTGGTTCTCCCACCTCGCGCATCATTGTGGACAGCGAGGGAATTTACAACTTTGATACATCGTTTCAACTGGACAAAACCACAGGTGGCACTGCTGAGTTCTATTTTTGGTTCAGACTCAATGGCGTGGATGTGCCAAACAGTGCAAGCCAGATCAGAATTCAAGGCAACAACTCTGAAATTTTCTCGTCGTTAAATTACTTTTTTAACCTCAAGGCCAACGATTATGTCGAGCTGATGTTTTCTGTCAGCGACCTGAGCGCCGTGCTTACTGCCTTTCCTGCTGCTGCACCGCACCCAGGTATTCCGTCCATAATTCTCACAGTCAACAACAACATCGGAGGTGTCCAATGACCGTCATCATCAAAGTACTGATCCCTGCCAAGCAGGCCGAGAACAGCCAGACCACTCAGTACACGGCCACCAACTGCAAGGCCATCATCGACAAGTTCACTGCCACCAACACGAGCGCAGCAAATGTGACCATCAGCGTCAATCTGGTGACCAGTGGCGGCAGTGCAGGCACGAACAACTTGATCGTGGACACCCGCAGCATCGTACCGGATGAGACCTACACTTTCCCAGAACTGGTTGGCCAGGCATTGGAGCCGAGTGGCTTTATCTCCACCATCGCCAGCGCAGCCACATCGTTGACAATCCGCGCATCTGGCCGCGAAATCACTTAAAGGAGAACAGCATGGACAAATTCATGATGATGCCCAAGGGCTTTATGGGCCTGCCAATGGATGAGGAATTCATCACCACGGCAGAAAACAAGAAAAACTACGCCGTTGCTGTGCAAGACTGGAACTACGGTCCAGAGATGCCAACCAATGAGACAGGCGCAAACAAGGAGTTCTACGCAGGGCTGGCCGAGGCAATGCAGTGCACCGAAAAGGACGCACGGCGCAAGCATTGCTCAAATTGCGAGTATTACGACAACAGTTTTATGGCCCAAGTCAAGATCGAGCGTATTCCGATGGCAGCCTACGACAAAGGCGCAGGCTTTCGTGGCCACTGTGAAAAGCTGAACTTCATCTGCAACGACATGCGCGTCTGCCAGGCCTGGGAAGACCGGGAAGAAGAAGAAGAATATTGACGGGATGCCGAAATGTGGGAAAATGCAGTCGCTGAGCCTATCGAGCCGCCAGCAGCTCACCCTGAACAGGAGCTGCGCATGTCTGGTGTCGATTGGTTGAGAGTGAACCTGCAAAGGGTTTTCGCGCTCCCAACGCCAGCCGTTGAATGGCTGCTCATGCTTTATGGGGCCATCCAGGTCTTTGATGATGTCGCAGACGGTGATCCAGTCGAGCGCGAAGACCTCAATGCGGTGATCTGGAACACCCTGGTGGGCATGAACCAGAACACATTTTGGATTGCCAACTCCCACAGTCTCGCACCCATAGTGGCCACCATGATCCTGAAGTGGCAGGCATCTGACCAGGCCGAGCGATCAGGCAAGGCCGATGCACGGTCATTTGTCTGGCGTGCAGGCTACTATGACGTTGTGCTGATGACCGTGGCGCTGTGCCACGGCACTCGTCGTGCGACAGAAGATGCAGGCAGCGTCATGGAGTTGTATGGCGAGAAATTTGAAGACTACATGAAGGAGTTCAGCCATGCCTGATCCAGTCACTGGTTTAATCGTTGGAGGCTCGCAACTGCTTGGCGGCATGATGCAGGCCGATGCAGCAAGCGAGGCCGCAGGCATTCAAGCAGGCGCAGCAGGCGAAGGTATTGCAGAGCAGCGCAGGCAGTTTGATGCACTGCAAGCATTGCTCAAGCCTTACACCGAGGCAGGTCTTCCTGCGCTCCAACAGCAGCAGGCATTGCTCGGCCTACAAGGCCCAGAGGCAGAGCAAGCTGCCATTGAGCGAATTCGAGGTGGCGAGACCTTCCAGGCCTTGGCACAGCAAGGCGAAGAGGCTTTGCTTCAGCGTGCCTCGGCCACTGGTGGACTGCGAGGTGGCAACATCCAAGGCGCACTTGCACAGTTCCGACCAGCTTTGCTGAACCAAGCCATTGAGCAGCAATATGGCCGCCTGGGCGGCATGACGCAGTTGGGCCAGCGTTCTGCTGCCGGTGTCGGCGCTGCTGGCATGGAGTCTGGAACCAATGTGGCTAACTTGCTGGCCCAGCAGGGCGCGGCGCGAGCTGGTGGAGAACTTGGCGAGGCCAAGGCATTCAGTGGCCTGTTCAACCTGCCAGCTCAGGTGCTTGGGTTCCAGTACGGCGCAGGCGGCAAGGCTGGTCTTGGCTTTGGGTTTTAAGGAATAGAACATGGCCACCATCAATCCATTCCAAGCCCCAATCAACTACGCAGTCGATGTGCAAAGCCCTTTTGAGGCGGCACTCGGTGGGTTCAAACTTGGCGCTGGTGTAGCAGAGGCTCGGGCACAAGTAGAGGCCCAAAGACAGGCAACTCAGAATCAACAGGTTTTTGAGACTGGTCTGCGCACATTCTTTGCCAATCCAGACCGCAAATTTGAGGACTTGGAGTCGATCCTTCCAATGGCCAACAAGCAGCAGTTTGATGCGCTACAAGCCATTGGCAAAAACATGGGCGAAAGGCGTTTGGAAAACGCCAAACTCTTTTCAGGACAGCTTCTCGCAGCTCTTGAGTCAAATCCTACAATTGCTCGGAGCATGCTTGAGCAGCGTATTCAAGCCGAAACTGATCCGCAACAACGCGATGCCTTTCAGGCAACCCTGAAACTCCTTGATGTCAGCCCAACTCAAGCGGCTCAGATGGTCGAATACACCGGAATGGGTGCATTCGGTAAGGATTGGTACGACAACGTAACGAAAATTCGTGCTGAGCGTAGGACTGCAGCGATGCAGCCAGATGTGGCCAGAAAGACCGCTGCAGATGCCGATGCGGCTGTGGCAGAAGCACAGAGAAAAGTTGCAGAAGCAGCAAACACACCAGATCGTCTGAGAGCAGAACAAGACTTGCGAGTCGCTCAGGTCAGAAAAGAAAGGGCAGATGCAGATGTGGCTGCTGCCACTGTGCAATCACGCATTGCAAAAGCAGCGGAAGAGGCCAAACCCGCGCCTGGTTTTGCAATCATCCCAGAGGCAGAAAGGGTAAGACTTGGACTGCCTGCTGGCGTTTATCAGCGAAACCTTGGAACGCAGAAGATCGAGCCTGTCAGCAAGGAGCTGGTGAAGATCGACCTCGGACAGCAACGAGACACGCTGGCCATGAAAGAGTTGGACGTGCCAAGGGCGCAAGAGTTCTCTGCCGCTGCAGCATCTGCTCGGACGCTGGCGCGAGACTCACGAGTGATTGCAGACCTGCTACGAGGCAAGGGAGGTGGCACCACTGTCAAGTTGACCAGTGATTTTGCCAAGACCCTCGGGTTTGAAACGGATACCGTCAGGGCCAATGACCTCGCCAACTCCCTGGCAATTCGTGGAGCTACACAACTCCGTCCTCCTGGCTCTGGCTCTACATCAGACACCGAGTTCAGGGCGTTTGTCTCGGCCTTCCCATCGCTGGCAAACTCTGAAGGTGGCCGTGATCTGATGGCCAAGTATGCCGAGGCTTTTGCGACACGATCTGCAAAACTTGCCGATCATGCACGAAAGCTGATCCGTGAGGACAAGTACACCGAGGAAGAGATCGCAAGGTTCGACACGAGTCTTGGCCCGATTCTTGGTCAGGATTTCTACACTGGCGCAAGAACCAGGGCACCCGCTGCTCCTGCTCCAGCCGCAGCAGCTCCAGCGCCAGCCCCAGCGGCTCCTGCGGCAGCCCCCGCAGCAGCCCCAGCAATGCCCTCTGGTTTCCGCGTAATTCGGTAAAGGTCAAAACCAATGGCAAGATATAAAGTCCAAGCGCCTGACGGCAGCATCATCGAGCTGGATGGCCCGGATAACGCAACAGATGCGCAACTGATCCAGGCTGCTCAGGCAGCCTATGCACAGCGCCAGCAAGGCGCTCAGGCAGCTCCAGCACCGGTTACTGCCGCTGCACCAGCTCCTGCACCTGCCGCAGCTCCTGCCGTAGCGCCAGCAGCAATGGCACCTGCGCCTGCACCGGCTGCGGCTCCCAGAGCAGCTAGACCTGCCCCTGCCGCTATGGCAACTCCTGCGCCTGTTGTTGCACCTGCACCGGCAGCCCCTGCCACTGCCCCGGCTCCTGCTGCGGCTGCAGGTCAGCCTAGGCCAATGGGATTTTTCGAGGGCTTGGTTGAGTCTGTCACTGGCCGCGCTCGCACAACGCCTGAAACTCAGCGATTGCCTGAGTGGACGACCATGCCAGAACTCAACCAGATGAGCGTGGCATCCTTCAAAACTGCCCTTGGCTCGCTGCTCAGCAATCCTCAAGAGACCGTGCAGATTTTGCAGGCCAACTTTCCGAACGTAATGATTCGCCAGGACGAGAAGGGGAACTACATCCTTCGGTCGTCCGTCAATCAGGAGGAATACGCTATCCCGCCAGGCCTCACGATGGGCGATCTTCCCAGGATTCTTGGTGGATTTGCTGCATTCACACCGGCAGGCCGAGCTGCGACCATCCCTGGCGCTGCTCTGAAGGCTGGTGCAACGCAGGCAGGAATTGAGGCAACACAGACGGGCATTCCACCGCATTCTTTCTTGGGTGATGCTCTGAGTGTTGGTGGAGAGTTCAATCTTGGCGAGGTTGGCCTGGCAACCGTCACTGGACCTGCTGGGCAGATCATTCAACGCGTAGCACCACCGGCGGCTGCAGCCGTGCGACGAGGCGTCCAGCGAGCCACAGGACGCGCTCCTGCGGCTCCTTCTGTTCCTGCCGCACCTCGCGTCGAGCCGACTTTTGACATGGGGCCACCTACTGGCGCACCAGCGGCACAGCTCCAGGCGCTTGAGTTTGAACTGGAAATGCTTTCCTCTCAGCCAATCCGGCAGGGTGAATCCAGAGGAATCCGAGAGGCCAGGCTTGGCGAGGTGCAACAGCAAATCGCTGCACTTAGGAGCAGGCCAGCACCTGCACCTCCAGCACCGGCAGCAGCGCCTCCTGTGGCCCCTGCAGCGCCTCCTGTAACGCCTCCTGTAGCTGGAGCAAGGTTGGCCCCTGAACCAACAGCAAAGCAATTGCCATCGGACATTGAGTCTGCTAGGCAAGCAGGCATTACTCTTATGACAAGCGATGTGGTGCCACCACGAACATTTGCGTCGAAGTGGTTGCAAACCATTGGCGAACGAATCCCAGGCGCAGGAACTGGCGGCATCCGTCAGACTCAACAAACAGAGCGCATTGATGCTGTGCGCAACGTGTTGCTAGAATTTGGCGCTGATGATGCTGCAAGAGCAGCAGACGATGTGATGAAAGACTTGGCCACCAAACGTGGTGCCGATCTTGCAAAATACACAGGCCTAAAAACAGATGTCATCAATCGTCTTGGTGATGCTGGAACGGTCCCAATGACCAGAACAATGCAAGCAATTGACGATCAGATCGCCAAACTGCAAGGCTTAAAAACTCAGGAAGTTGCACCAATCATTGAGCGATTGACAGACTGGAAAGCTGCGCTGCAAGATCAAAACTTGGTCAATGTTGAAACACTTCGGAAACAAATTGGAGAAAGTTTTAAAGCCCCAGAATTGGCATCTGTTCGCGGCATTGGTGAAAAAGCTCTGTCCAGCATTTATAAACCACTCAAGCAGGACATGGAAGCGTTTATCACTCAAGTGGGCGAACGTCGTGATGTAACAAAATATCAAGTGGCAAACAAACGACTGGCTGATCTTGCTGGCGAACTTGACATGAGCACATTGAAATCAGTGCTCAGGCGTGGTGATGAAACACCAGAAGTAGTTGCCAATATGCTTTTCAGTAAAAAACCCAGCGAAGTGAGGCAGCTTTATGCGAGCCTAACTCCGACTGGACGTGAAAGAGCCAGAGCTGCAATTCTGTCTCGCGCAGCAGAAAAAGCAACTGAGAACGTAGCCGAAGGAACAGTTGTATCACCAGACAAGTTTGCCAATGAAGTAAAACGTCTCGGCACATCT